AACGCCTGCCCCTTTTGCAGTTGCCTCTTCCTTTGATCCTCCATGACCTGGCTGTTGTACTTGACATCAGCTAGGTACTTCTTATCCGCAGCCGCTTTGTCTTTCAGTGCTTGCTGTTCTGCTCTGTCAGATGCTTCCTTCTGTTGTCTTGCATCACGCTCTGCATTTCTTACTTTCCTAATGTTTAGCAGTTCTTCTGCTCTAGCACTTCTTGCACTGTCTATCCCCTCTTGAAATGCCAGCGAGATCCTTTCGTTTTGCGTTAGTCTCTGTTGCTCCGCAACAGAAAGTTTCTCGCCTGCTGCTGCTCTTTCGCGAAGAACATCTGCCTCAAAATCTAACTGCTGTGCGAAACGCCTAGAAGCGACCAATGCTTCTCGCGACTGTAAAGCCAGCTGACCGTATGACGCAGCAACGACTTTCATTTGGTCGCCGTCTGCACGCGCTAACCTAGTTAGCTTGTCAAACTGCGGGACAAGTTTGCTAAGTCCTTTGCCTGCTAGATCTGCAGACAAAATCCGCAGTTCCTGCAACTCACGACTGGTCAACTTCATGCCTGCCACAGCTTGCCTGTGGTCGAACATGATACGAAACCACATGTCGCCTTGCTGTGCCATGACTTTTACCTTTGACCCGACATGAGTTGGTTTAATGCTTGATTTGGAGAAACGCCCTTGCGGGTGCTGCTCATTTCATCGCTTTCAAGTGAATAGTAGGCAAACCATTGATCGACGACCACAGATGGTGCTGAGTTGTACCACGCAATCGGATCGTCGATCCCCAGGTCTTTGCAAAGCATAAAAATGAACCTTAATCGACTACTGCGTTTAAGGACTTTCTTAAACCTGCCTATTCGCCCTTTTTTTTGACAGAATCACCATCGTTGTTAAATGCTTGGACTGCTGAAATCAGTGGATTTAGCATTGCACCATCCAACGCACTTACAACGCTAACGTCCTCTGCCGAAAACATTGGCGTGCTTTCATCAATCATTACTTGGTCGATGATCATGTATACATTTCGCAATGCAAACTTTTCCTCGACCAAGTTGCCGTTGTCGTCAAACCATGTGCTTGATCGTAAATCAATTTTCGCACGGTCTAGACTTCTAATGCCAACGGTTCCCAACCCTGGCACATCAACTTCCTCGTATCTCGCCTTCGCTTTATTGAGCAGTTGCTCACGAGTGAGTGTAGTTGTCATGTTTACTCAAAATCCTCCAATAAATCAGGTTCTTCGTTTTCTGTGTCTTGCAATTCAGCTGGTTGCACTGAACCCAATGCTTCCCCAAAGTGCCAAGAAACGTGCGTTTCGATTTCTGCTCTTTGTTCATCTGTAAACCGTAGATGAAGAAGCAGTTTACAATTTTTTGGGACACTGTCGCCATGCCTGGGAATGAACCCTGCATGCACACCATCCACGCGCACCCTCCACAGGCTTGGCCGCACTTCACGGCGCGAATCTGCTGCAGAGGTTGCGATAAATTCTTCAATGTCAACTTTCATTATGCTGCTTCTGCTGTGAAAGCTGGCTCAGTATCTTCGCCGTTAAGCTTAAAGACAAAAGATGCCTCCTGCAACTCACCGTTCTGCAACGTGGGCAATTGCACTTCGCGAATATACCCATCGGCAACGAAAGTTGCATTCGTTGTGTTACCGCTTGTATGAATCGGCCAAGTAATTGTAATGACCTCTGGCACACCGCGCGCAAGCAACGTGTCGCTGTCCTGATTAAACAAAAAATTGACAGTGATTTCGCCAGCGTCTGTTAGGTCGCTTGCCTGAAACGTCTTGAAATTAGTGGTATCTAAACAAGAAGTTTCTAAATCTTCCACAGCAAAGTTTGGTAGCTCTACCGACGTAATGCATGTGCTAACTGTCGAGACAGACAATGCAACGGTAGCACCATTTCCAGTTCCAGCCATGACTCAACTCCTTATGAAGTGGTCGTCGTGTAAAAAACGTAAAACTCAAGAATGGTGATATACCATCGTTGATCGGTTCCTGAGAGCGGTCGATCTACAGCATGCCGCTCTCCATCTTGCAGCGAAATCTCATGGATAAACTGTCCAGAGTTGTCGCCCTCGTGTTTTTTTTCTAACGCCAACCTAACGGCATCAGCTAATTCTACAGATGCGGCTCTTGTGTTTGCGTAACAATCTACTTGCATTCTTGCTCTAGCAATTGCAGCGATATGCACCAAACACTCAGTTGGCAATGTGTCTATGATTAAATACCGTATCGCTGGCAGCGTTGCCTGCTGTGGCAAAGCATCGCTATACATGCGCGTTCCTACTAAGCCTGACACAGTTGCATCGGCTAAAGTAATGGATCGTATTGTTTTGCTAATGTCTGGCATTTAACGTTTCCCAAACATCACTTCTTTCATCGCACGCTTCACTGCACGCTTCATTAAATTGTTTATTGGTCGAGAAGCTGATGTTTTTGCTGGCCTCCAAAATGGATGCTCTGGCACTTTTTGGCCTTCTATAGGAGTTCCATAGATAACCATTTTGTGACCGTATTCAACCGACACAGCGTATTGGCGCACTAACGCAAACTTTTTACCGTCTGCATGAATGTCAACAACTTTGCCGAACGTGTACTTTGTGTTTCTTGCTGCCTTAGTTCTGATCGCGTCTTCCAAGTCAATGTCGGTTTTTTTACCCCAGCGATCACGACCTTCTGCTTTCAAACGCTTAATGTTGTTTTTTGCTTTGTAAGTGAAAACCTCTGCTGCTTCGTTCAAAGCTTTTTTTGTAATTTTCTCTCGCAGCAATGGTGGTGCAGCCTCTAAAGTTTTCTCAATATCCTTAATTAAATTATCGGAAAACGTAAATTTGACGGTTTTGCTTGCCATCAAACCTCTCTCCTGCATTCGACTCGCGTTTCCTTGCTATCGCCGTCCATGTCGTATACTGCGACAATCCCATATTCGACGTTGTTAATCGTCACCTTCATGTCGGTCGTGATGCCTGACGAGCCCTGGTACTCACCAAACAGAACGTGCGTCGTCTGTGCAGAAACCTGCTTGCCACGCAGCACCTCCCCACCAGTAGTCGTCAGCAACTCGCAAGGCCAAGAGGTAATCACGTTATCCCAGTCACTAGGTGTGGTGTAGGTCGGATTGCCGTGATCGTCTTGCGTCCCATCATGCTGTGAAAAAGTTGCACGATGGCGACGACGACCAATTGCACCACGATATCGAGTTCTCATGGGTACGCAGAGTCCTGTACGGTTCGCCACAATCTGTCGTATGCCATGCTCCAGTCCCGATCTGGAACGTCGCCTCGGTCGTAGAACCACGATCCAACCTGAACCAGTATCAGATGCTTCAAAATCGAAGGAACCTGATCCGCAGTTCCAAAACCAGCATTGAACTGGATTGTGCATCCACCGTGCTGCTCTGTGATCGTCGGCCAAGACTGGTTGTACTTGAGGTAAACAAACGGCATGCGGCTCGTATCAACACCATAGACATCCGTCCCAAGCGTTTGCTGCGAGTTATCTGCATCGTAATAACTGATGCTCGATACGCTCGACACAGGTCGCTTGGGGATCTTAATCTTGTCGAAATCTGGGAATGCATCAAACGAAAGCGTGTACGTCTGCGTCATCAGAACATACGAGGTTTCGTTTTCAATCCTCTGCCTCGCCGCTGCGATGTACCTTGTTAGCTTTGCGTCGTGAGTTGTGTCGCTTGCCAGAAGTTCGCAGTGGTCTTTCGCTTGCGTCACCGTCACCGGTTCGCTTGCTGGACCGCTTACTCTGTTTACCTTCGGAGCGAACAGGTAATCTCTTCTCGCCATATTCTGCGACTCCTAGATCCTCGACGAGCTTGCGCCCTTCTTCGTCCGACACGCATAGGACATGGCCAGCTTTGATGCGTGACCATGTCCGAATCATTTTTACCAGCATGATTAAACACGCAGGACGGTTTCGCCACCCATGGCGGATGACGTAACTGCGGCAACTGCACCTTTGCTCAGGATCGCAATAGCCGAAGCAAAAGAGCCTGCGGCTCCGTCCCCGGCGGTAGCAACGAGATCAAAGAACCGCTTCTGACCACGCAGATCGACCTGGAAGATAACCAAGTTGTTATCGTCCGTAGCACTTGGAAGCGCTGCGGCAGTGCCATCGATGTCAGTATCGCCGTCTGCATCCAATCCAGCGACATCGGCAAAACCCGATCCAGTGGTATCGGAGGACTGCATCTTGAGTGCTGCCATCGCAATGTCGGTCGCACCCAGGTTAAAGACCACGGTGAGGTAGTCCCAGTCGAGCGTGTCGATTTCGTTCGTGGTCCACGAAGCGTTGTCAACAATGGCAACCGGAGCAATCACCTGGACGTATTTTGCAACTTGCAAATCGTTCATGTTATGAATCCCAAAGGGAGGAGTTTGTGGAAACAACCCGCACCCGAAGGTGCGGGCTCTTGATTGGCTGTTGACTAGCTAGCGGCAGTCTTCAGGGCAACGATTGGGCGAGTGCGGATCGTGTCGCCACGCTCATGCACGTTGATTGCAACACGCTCGGTACATTTGATACCAATCATGTCGTTCTCAAAGTAACGATCAACCGATACCTGAGTGCGAACCGCACGGCGAGTTCCGACAGTTGCGGCAAGCGACAGGTCGCCAAAGTATGCACAGATGGTGCTAGTGCTTGGGCTATTGGTCATCACTTGCGTGAACACGACGGGATAACCGAACAGCATCGGTTGACCAAGGCCGTTGGATGCTTCAGCACCCGAAGAACCGCCCTGTGCCAACTGAGTTCGCACGACTGCTTCCCAGTACACTTGCTTGTGCATGAACCAGACGTTGTTGCTGCCAGAATACTCAGGCAAGATTGCCGCAGTGTTCTGGAAGTCTGCCAGGTCCAAGGTTGCGCTCGACACGTTGCCCGATGCAGCGTCGTTGACTGCATTGGAGTTCAATGCCGAAACCAGACCAGTCACTCCACCGTAAGTTGATGTGCCGGTTCCATTGAAACCTGCTTCATCAATCTTATCGGCCATAGCATAAGCCATGCTGCGAGTCACCATCTCACCGATGTCCACGACGCTATCTTCGTCGAGTTCACTTGAGACTTTGGTCAAGCATGCGAGCTTCTTCGCAATCAGTTCCGCACCACCGAGGTCGGCATCCGACTCAGTGATCGCAACATTCTCACCAACCCAGTAAGCGGTCTGGTCGTTGATGTCACGGGGCACGAACAGCGAATCGCTTGCCATCGGGTAATTTCGGGCGTACCGACTGAATACACCACGCTCTTCACGCAGGCGAATCAGCGTCCGCTGCATTTCCTCGGGAACAAGGAATCCACCTTTTGGATCTTGACCTTCGACCTGTGCATTTCGCAGGCCGAGTCCGAGGTCATTGCAGAATTGCGTTGCCTTGTGATTGCCAAATACATTGGCGAGGATCACGTTACCTGCGACATAAGCATCACGCTCGTTGTCGTAGGCTTGCAGTTTTCTGGACGACTTCGCACGCACAGGAACGCTGAAGTTGTTCTGGATTTCTCCAGACTCCGAACCGATCTGAATATCGCCAGCATCCACTTTCGCCTGCAATTTGATTGCTTGCTTGGCTTTTGCTTCGAGGTCTTCCCGCTTTTCAGCCCGCACCAAATCATTCGATTCCAGTGCATCGGCCAAATCTACGAGTTGGTCGAAAGACGACTGCTCGTCATCCGTCAGATCCCGATCTTCCGCTTTGGCAACGTCCACAATTGCTTGTGCTTTGATACGCTGCTCCGAGATTTGATCTCGGATTTCTTGAGAATTCTTAAGCATTATTGCTCTCCGTCGTAACCGGAAGAGCAGCAAGATAACGTCCGCTGCTCCGTCCGATGGTACTGAGTTAATACAAAACAGTAACACCAGACCGGCAAGCCGAAACGCTAATGAGTGAGTCGGAAAAGCCAATCAAATGTTGTTGGAACTCTATTTTCAGCAAATCACCGCTTACTTGTCAAGCGAATTCTCCGCTCGCAGTGATTGCGCCGTGGAAATGCCGCTGCGGAAACCACGGGTTTTTGCGTTGCAGCTGCAATATTCTGCGTGCTTTTGCTTGAGCCGACTTCGATAATTCGGTCCACCAGTCCAGACTCAAGTGCTTCCTGAGCCGAATAGTAGGTATCGGTTTCCATCACCTCGAGGTAATGCTTGTCGTCCCGTCCTGACCTTCTGGAATAAATTCCAGCGATATCCGCTGCCACCCGATCAAGCAAATCTGCGACTCCTCGGAATTCCTTCGCATCGCCCAGGGCGACCGTCCACGGGTTGTGGATCATCATCATCGAGTTTTCGTGGATAGCGATGTCATCCGCTGCCATGGCGATAACCGATGCAATGCTCGCCGCTAGTGCATCGACGACGATGGTGACCTTGCCATCGTAATGTGCGAGTTGGTTGTAAATGCTCAACCCCTCAAAGACATCTCCACCATCGCTCTTGAGCGAAATCGTGATGTCCTGACCGTCCATTTGGCCGAGGATATCAATCAGGTCACGGTCGGAAATACCCTCTTCGATGTACGATCCAATTTCACCGTACATTTGGATCGTGCCGGTTTCGTAGTTTGATTTAAGCATCGCATTGCTCCAGTAATACTTCGTCCGCAAGCTTGTCCGCAAGCGAGGGCCAATCTTTGACGACCTCGGCAACCGCTGCCAAAAGTCCCTCCTGGTTGACGCTGCCAGCAACCTCAAGCAGGTTTTCTCGTAAATTGCAGACGCACCGTGATGCTACGTCTGGAGATCCGCCAAATTCCTCGACCGCTCTGGCAAATGTCTTGTTCCACTTGCCGTCTTCGCCGTAGTAGTCATCTAGCCAATTCATGAAGTTCTTGTTTCGGCCAGCAGCGTCTTTTGCGTGGTTGGCTGTTACACCCAGCAGATGCTTCATTCTTGCCGTCACAGCGAGCTTGTTACTGTTCTCGATTGCGATTGCCTCTTCTGCATCATCCGAGTCGTTGTCGCTGCTCTCGGGCTCGCTAGGAGTCCCTGGAGTGATTGCTGGGTTAAAGAACTCGTCTCCATCCTCATACGGATTAAGACCGATTCGCTCTCTCGCCTCGTTGGGTGAAATGATTCTTGAATTGATTGCCAACGCACAGGATTCAATGGTGGTCTTGTAGTCGGACCTGAGCAATTCCGCAGTATCGAATTTGCAGAACATGCTTCGCTGCGCACGTTGCCCAAGCAGTTTCCATTGCGATTCCTGCTCCCACTTCTTGAGCCACTTGTTAAGGCAGTTGCTCAAATAGGCAAGGTTCTTTTCATACTGGCTGTTGTAGCTGACCGAAGCATCATCACCGAGAATCGATTCGAGCAAGAACATCAATGCCATGTCCTGCCTCTGGAATTGCCGCTGTGCAATGAACTCTGCGTCTTGTGCCGACAGGTTCAGCGTTGTCGCTTTCATTCCCTCACGCATCAGTGCAGCACGACCCATGTTGTCGAGCCCTTCGTGATACTCGTTGAATTCCTCCATGAACTCTTGGCGATCCTGATCTCCTCGGAAGGTTCCTGGCGTTGCCTCAAGAATTACACCGGGGCGACCTCCGTTCTTGAAGATTCGGCTTGCGGCCCGCTGACCCGCTACACCAAGACCAATAGCATCTCTCGCAACGGAAATCAGGGATCTTCCAGAAATGCCGTCGTAACCAAGACCAGGGATGTGGAGCGTATCCTCATCAGGAATGCGGTAGTAACTGCCTTCTCGGCTTGCACCCGCACTGATGTTAACCTGCATCGTTCGATCATCATCATGGCAGTGGACGAT